CTGCGTCCTACTGCTGATCTCGCGAAGGAGGAATGACAGAGTTACGGGTATCTCGCAAGGATCCCAACGATCAAGAAGACCATTGATCACCTTGTGACACCATGCAACGAATTCGTTACGTGGCACCATCCCATTGCTCTGCAAGTCACACTCAGGCATGTAAGGTCTGACGTCAATGCCGCCTTTGTAGTCACCCCCACAGCTTTCTCGAAAGAAGCTATGTGAGGGCTTGTCCGGATCAGGAGGATCGTAAAAACTCTTTGAAGAGTTGATCGTAAACCCTAATTCAGACATCAAAGCTACAAATGGCACCGACATCTGTGTGGGGACTATTATGTCATCCCCATACACCGATACCTTGCCCTTCTGTTTAAGAAGGACGCGTGTGGCTTCCGCTAGGCAGTAAAACAGCAATGTCTGCAGAGGAAAAGTGTGTCCAGATCCCATTAACATGTAAGATGTCAATTGGATCTTTTCACCACCGACATGACAAATCGGTGTTCTTACGATATCAAGCGCGTGGTGCCAAGACTTCGGTACCAAGCAATCGATATGCCTCTGAACAAAACTGTCAGATGCCTTACTCATGTCAATGGTTGCAAGATGCCCTCTTTTGGAGGCCTCCTGCGCCCAGCGGCGATGCCGCTCCTGTTGTAATGACAGGTTGATATGAGTTTCTTTCTCGAGCCGACTACGTATGTAGTCGCCGAGCCCCCTGGATAGTAAACCACCCAGGATGGTGTCGGGCGCAATGATACGCGCACTTTTGAAAGATTTCGGTACGGCTGTCGCTCTAATACAGTCGTAGACCTTGCGAGGCCTTTGACCACTGCGCACTGCACGGAGCAAGTGCACATCACGAGAAAGCATTTCACCAAAAGCAGCAAGTTGCATCACAGTACCCGACGAACGTTTAATACGTTCATCAAGATACGCAATGCTTCTCGGCAACTTATAAGCGGCACGCTTTCCATACGAACATGAGTCGAACCACGTTTCGTAGTCAAATTCGCCTAAAATCCTTTGGCAAAGTTCGGCTGCGTAGTGGAGTGCGAGCGATGCTCGTCGGCTCATGGGTTCAGGCAGATGAAATGTCTGTTGACTCTCGACGAAACCCTTAAAGGATTCCATTGAAAGTTCGTCAAACGATTTATCTGTTGACCAAATAATGCGTTTGTCGAAGTCCCTAATTTGACGGGTCTTCTTGAACACATATGGAGGCCATCCCAAAGAAGTCGGGATATCCTGACCACGTTCGTATTTTCGGCAAATCCGATCAAGATTCCGATCAGATAAGTCGTGTACTAAAGCTGCTTTAACCCCCTGCATAAGGGGCTCAAGCGGACAAAGGTTACGTCGCCTCTGTTTCCTATGCTTCTTTCTTGATAGCATAATCGTTCACCTTTTGTTAGAATGATCTTGTTATGCAGGCAAAGTGCCTGCAACGTAAAGGTTGTCGTACGCAGAAGATATTAACATCTGCGCACCCATCTCACGAAGTTCGTCCACATTTGCTGCGGACGCTTCAGGATGGTACTCAACCTCAACACGAACAAGATTATAGCTAACCGACCCATCGGCAAGAGTGATGGGAAGTACAAACTGGCCTTTAGCTTTATGCTTAGACCAACTTCCATCAGCTTGTTCCGCGGGGTTTCGGGCAGTGAGTATA